CAGATGAGTGGCGACAAAAACCTGTTTCATGTGTCAGACAAGAGCGTTCGTGACTTCGGTATTGATGCGATCGTTATCTACCGCTTGAATGACGATGATAGACGAGCGGGCGACACTGCGCGTACTTTCGAAGCCAAGGTAAGGAAACTGCTCGCCGCATGATCTTCCTCTGGATCGCTGCGGCGATTATTGGCCTCTTCGTGGTCAACTGGTTCATGATGCTCAGTGCGAAACCAGGCACGAAAGAGCACGCTGAGCGCTCGATTGCGACTTATCTGGCCGGCGGTTTCATCCTTTTCTGGATCGTATGGTTCTGGCGCCTCTGCTTCGACTGGACCGATCACGTCCCGGATGACGAGTTCTATGCTGTGCGCAACCACCGCATTTTCACGACGCTCCTGATAGTGGCATGCGTTCTTTTCTTCCCCCGCATCATTCGCGGCGCGCGGCGCGCGGCGCATCTGGGCCCGCAATAAGACGCGCCCCCCGCTTTCATGGTGGTGTGCGCTGCCTTACGGGTGCGGGTGGGGGATTTTGATGACGGGGGCTTTATTCTTTTTCCATTTCTGGGACCCCGGACCGGGCCAAGAATACATGCGCTATCCATGGGTGATTGTGATCGCCGGCCTGATTTTCGTCTGGGGCTTCCTCGCCCTATTCCACGGCTTCAATGCGTTCATGAACTGGCTGGAGCGGCGAAAGGACGTGTCTTTCGAGGATTAGGGGACGAGATAGAGGAAGATCATGCGGCGAGCTTTACCCGATCCAGTGGAAGCCGTGCGCCATAAGGGCAGCTAAGCCAAGCGTTACGGTTATGATCGCCCCAAACAAAAGCCGAAAATCCCGCTCCTGAGACGTCCGCATGGCACGAAGATCATCCTTGATCTCTTTCAGGACACCCTGAGTATCTTTGGCAATCTGCTCCAGAACGGCAACGCGTGGCGCTAGGTCATCCATACCGCCATTATCGTTACCGCCGCCGTCTTTTTCAATGATTTTCCGCGCCTCGCGCCGTTCTCGGCCTTCCGCGATGCGTCTTTCCATCTTCTCCGCAGCCGTCACCACTCGAATTCTCCGAATTGAGTGTTGATCTTATCGGCGTCTTCGAAGGATTCCTTGAGAAAACGCTCGATCTTCTCGCGTGCTTCCGGGCTCATCTCGCCCTGATATTGCTCCAGAACACTTTGCATGATGGCGGTGGAGCGCATCTGCGCGAGGCTCAGGCGGTAGATCGCCTCGGTCAGATCGCGAAGGGTGGGGAGTTTTTCGGCCATTCTTCACCCTCCCCGGCAGAGCGGATTCGGGTCAATGGCACTCACTCCGAAATTGGATCTAAGCCAGCTTCTGCCAATGTGTGGTTCATCATTCGAGCAACATAGAAGCGATCGCTACTTTTATGATCTCGCCACCATTCAATGAAACTAGGCATCATAGGCCACAGTACTTCGATGCTGTCGCGCTTCAGAGCTCGCAGTTCATTATCGTGGCTGAAAAATTGCCAATGCTGGCGTATAAAATCCAACATCTCTTCTTCTTCAAATGTTGGATGAGTATTTTCATCTTTTGCTAGATTTATCGCTCTGATGCCATCGCTTACGTCCCAGTAGGCGCGCCAATTGGGTGCGTCGTAGCTATTTCCCCCATCGTCAACTTTGGTGCGATCAGCAGCGTCTGTTACGGCCCGTTCAATGACTTTCGTAATCGTCTGCCCATTCAGCCGTGCGACGAACTCCAGCGCAAAGCGCATCTTAGGATCAAGGCGGATTGTCAGGCTTTCCGACTTTCCCGGCTTCTTCTGAGTTCGCTGGATGGCCACGTTATATCCTCGAATCTGCAATTTCGATGATAATTAAACGCACAGCATTTTACATGCAAATCATGCTTGACTAAGCGTAATGCCATGACGCATAAACGCAATGCACAATCAGTGCACATACACTTACAGGAGTGCGTATGCCTCGACAAATCCCGAAATATCCACGCAAAAGACCTCCAGGCTCATTTAAGCGCCTCATTGTTGAGATGCCCAATGATGAAATCAACTTGGTTGATAATTGGGGAATAGATGCAGGGATGCCATCCAGAGCAGCGGCGTTTCGACGTCTTGTCAGGATAGGCTTGGAAAAAGAAAAGGCATCAGGGGCCAGTTTGCAGACCACCCCCGACGCCTCAACCACCACCGTCTAAGGAGTTGGCCATGAGCCACGATAGCACAAAACCCGATAAATGGGTAATCGGTTCTGGATGCCCAGAAGGCGCAATGTACATCGACGCCGACGGTGAGCCGAAAATCACTCCTTACGGCCTCGGATATCTCGCCGCAGAATACGCCAAAGAGCAGAACATGCCTCTGGCACAAGCGTGCATCTATATTTCTGAGGTAGCTGCCAATCATTTTGCGGGGAGTCTAGAGCGCGGGCATTCGGACGTGGCTGCGAAAGCAAAGGCGGATGAGGTCGCGGCATCAGCAAAAATGCGACTGGAGGAACTCTACCGAGGCACTTTCAACGATGGAGGTCGGGCATGAGCACCAATCTCCCCATCCCTGCCGAGTTTCAGGAAATCGCCACGATCTGCGCTGCGACCGATGTGGTCATTGGTGGTCAGGTCGTACTGGGTATTGCTGATGCCCGCAAACTTCATGAGGGCCTGAAGGCCAATACAGCTTTCGGAGACTGGATGCCGAGGCGTATCAAAGCCCTTGGTTTGGTTGAGGGGATCGACTTCGAAGAGGTTTCTCTCAAAAATGAGAAAAACCTCTCTGGAGGGCGACCCATCAAAGAATACCGCCTCACCCTCGACGCAGCGAAGCACATTGCAATGGTCGAGAAGAATGAGGTCGGTCGCCTTGTCCGGTCCTACTTCATCTGGGTGGAAAATAATGCGCGCTCATTGGCGTCCGGCTCTCACCTGACGGCCCGCGAAGTCGGCGGCATCTCAAAGGGAGTCGTGAACAAAGCCCTTGCTCCGCTTCAGGCCCAAATCGTAACTCTTATGGAAGAGGTCCGCTCTCTCGTCGTAACCCACCCCACAGGCGTTGCAGTCTGCGCAGGTATGACGGCCAAGGAATGGCTGATCGAATACAAGTGCGAGCAGAAGGGCCGCAACTCCGTCGTGCGTCAGGTCAGTGCGAACCTTCGGGATCTGGCCCTTCGTCAGGGGATCATACTCGAAAAGTGCTCCCGGACGGGAACATGGGTTTTCCCTACTGCCCTGGCTCGCCCTTATATGGAGAGCATGGGCAAGATGATCGTCCGCAAGCACAATGATCTTGTGTTGCGCGGTCAGCCGGGCCTCAGGTTTCCGAAGCCGAAGAAACGGAAGGCAGGTGCGCCCCCTTTCGCCAAGAAGCCGGAACCGGCGTCATGACGTACATCCCGCTGGATACGGTGGAACGCCAGCGCCAGCGGGAGAAAACGGGAGAGCGGTTTATCACGTCAGACGAAGTTTTACTGAGCGAGATGAACCGTTGGGAGGCGTTGCGCTGGAATGGCGTTCCTGCCGACCAGATTGCGGCAGATCGCTGGTACGAGATCGAGGCCTATGCGCCTCGGTCTTCCATCGGACGGGAGAGAAAGGCCCGGTTTATGAGCCTTTTCCCTTACGTCGCACTCAAGCGAAGCGTTATTGCTGCCTGACTACGGAGCCGCCCCTCACCGGGCGGCTTTTAATTCCCCAACAGCCAGTTCCGCACGATCTGGTCTCCGGTCGGGACTGCGGCTGAGTAGGGCGCCCCGGCTTTCGCGGCATCCACCAAGCCGCCAAGCAGGGCATTCCGAGGCGTGGGCGCAGACGCTTCACTCCGGCGGAGCAGGCTGTTCTTCAGCGCATTGCTGTTCAGGTAGGTGCGGGCTGCTCCTTTCGCCACACCTCGACCCGCCATCGCACCAAGCACCCCGGCAGCCGTTCCCAGTTCGTGTCCCGTAATCGCTGCCGGCACTGCGCTCAGGGCGATCTCCGCCCCGATACGCGGCGCGGTTCCGGAGTTTGGCGGGGCTTTCAGGAACGCCTGACCGATATCGGCCAGGTCTCCCAGGTCTCCCGCCCCCCGTCGTGCGCGGTTCTTGAAGGACTTGTTGACCGCGCCCTGAAGCAAGGCAGGGCTGATTGCTCCGCTCTCGTCTGCCTTCATAGCGAGGGGTTCGATCGTTTTCAGGTTCTTGTACTGACGTCGGGCGTCCTTCAGTTCTTCCAGAAGATCCGTGCGGCCGTCCGTGGTTAGGGATCGCTCCATCGCGTCATCGAACGCGTCCCGCACGCGGCCGGCATAATAGGCGACGTTCGGGTTGTTGGACCGCATGGCACGGGCGAGGGGAGCGCCTTGCCGGGTTAAGGCCTGATACTGAGGGCCGCTGATTTCGCCATTCGCAATCTTCCCCATGATGTTATCGATCTGGTTGGCAATCGGCGTAACCTCCTGTTCAGGCAGGACCTGCCGCGCCTCATCAGCGATTGTTCCAAGATCGCTCCCGAACTGATTGTCGGCCCGGATGATCGTGTTTGCCGCGACATGATCGAAACGGCTTCCAAGCGCGTTGTGCGCGTCGTCGATCACATCAGGCGTCAGGCGGTCGCTATCCTGTCCGAAAGTCCGCGAGACCGCACGGGTGAACTGACTGCGCTGTTCTGGTGAAACGATGCCGCCATTGGCCACGTCTGACAGATAGGCCATGTTCCGGCTGGTGCTGATCTGTGGGGCCTTGAGGCTAATCCCCAGTTCTTCTGCCCGCCGCGCCAGAGCGGCCCGTTCCGGTGAGACTGCCCCGCCCGTAAATGCTTCAACGGCACCGCGCGTGATCGGCTTGGCCAACGACAACGCGCCGCCCGTCAACACGCCGCCGATTGCGCCGTCACGCAACGCCTGACCAATGGGCTGGCCCGTTTCGCTGTCGGTCGCGGCATTCGCCGCCGCTCCCCCGGTCCCCATTCCGAGAAGTGCGCCGCCGATCTGAGAAACCTTTTCGCCCGCGCCCATCATGCCAAGGGCCTTTGCACCAAGGCGGGCGGCTCCAATTTCCGCTCCGCCAACCGGAATGGCAGACGCCGCCAGATTGCCGCCCATGCGCCCCAGCTTGGCCGAGAGGCTGCCGCCATAATCCCTGTCGTACTGCTTGCGGGCGGCATCTTCGTAGTCAGCCGCGCCTTGGAGCGCATGAATGCCAGCCTTTCCCAAGAGCCAATTGGTGCCATCAAGGCCGCTGTCAACAATGTCTCGGCCGCCACGCGCTACCCCCGTCAGCGCATTCCGCTCCCAGCTCTGCCCCTCCGATGCAGGTGCCGTGTAAGCGGGCGCACTCATGGGCGCGGGGGCCAGAGAGACTTTCGGAGTGGACAGGCCCCACATGCAGTCGAGTTCTTCATCACTCGGGCCTGACTGTGCGGGGGCGGTCGCTGTCTTTGCAGGCTCGCCGCTCAGGCCCCACATCTTGTCGAAAGCATCGTCATCGGTTCGAGGGTCTGCGGGCTTCTTGGCCACGGTCTGCGTCTCCGGCTTGTGATAGGCCGCTGCCACCCGGCCGACATAGGCGTTCGTCTCGTCGTTATTCCAGCGCGCCCGGTCCGTTCCGGCATTGTACGCCCGGAGCGCATCCGGGAGGTTGCCGTACCGGTCCAGATTTTCACGCATGAGCCGGGCCGCGCCGTAGATCGACTGGACCGGATCAGTCGGGTCGATGCCGAGGCTGCGGGCCGTCTCGGGCATGAACTGCATGTGGCCTATGGCCCCGGCTTTGCTTCGGGCCCTCGGGTCATCCGTCGGGTCTTCCACCCGGTGCACGGCGCGCAGAACCTCGGGATCAACGCCCCAGTACTGACCTGCACCTTCGTAATGGCGGTCGAGGTCGGCCATCAGTTCGGAGCCTGCACCAGGCCGGTTTCCATGGCCCCACGAAGTTCAGACCGGAAAGCCTGCCGCTGTTTGCCATCCATGCCTGACCAGAGGCGCGCGCGCTGCTCGGGCGACATGATATCGAACATGAACGCACGGGCGTCTTTCTTGGTCGTGTAGTCGTTCTGAAACGTCGGCCACTCGTTGGCATGCACCTGCGCTTCTGTGCCGGGATACTTCTGGTGGAAGGCCAGATAGGCCGCGTTGGCGCGTCGATCGAGCGCGATATTCGCCCGCAAGGCATCCTGTGCCGCCAGATTATTGATGTGCGTCGAAGGGTTGCCTGCAAGCGCCGTGGCCAACTGGGCATCGCTGTGTGCCGCACCCGGCTGACTGGCTGCAAGCTGGGTCAGATACTTGTTGGCCTCGTCGTAGGCCGCCGCCTTGTCGGATGGGTTCGTCATGCCGAGAGATAGCGCGACGTTGACGATCCGATTATGCAGTTCAGCAGGCTTCCCGGAAGATGGCGAGATCTCCTGAAGAAGCTGCAGGGCCTTCTGGGAGCGGTACATCCGGTCGCCAAAGCCCGCCGACAACTGCCCGGCCTGGCCAAACTGTTCACCGGCGGCACGACCGGCAACCTCAGCGGCGGCGCGCTGCCCTTCCACCTGACCGGCTGCGGGCGCGGCCTGATACCCCGGATTTGCGGACTGCTGCGTCGGATAACGTCCTGACCCCATCGCCTCGGGCGGAACAGTCGGCTTTGCGCCCCCGACCACCTGATCGCGCCTGACATAGCTGCGGGAGCCATCAGGGTTGATAATCTCCATGGGCGTAGAATTGGTCTCAGGCGACGTCTGCTGCTGAACCGTGGTTGTCGGACGGAACTGACCACCACTCATGGCACTCTGCTGCGTTCCAATGATGGTTTGCTGCCCGTTGTTTACGGTCGCGCCCGGAGTGCCATACACGTTTGCTTCCTGCTGTCCTGGAGCCTGCATGGAGTTCGTCAGTTGCGCTACTCCGCCCGCAATGCCGTCGGGATGCTGCGCAATCTGATTAACGATCGCGTCAACGGGCTGGCCGGGGAAAATCGCTTTGGCCATGCGCTTCGCTGCAAAGAGGTGCGCCTGATCCGGGTTTGATCCCACGTAGGAAAGAATGGCTCCAACCGCATTTTTTCCGGCTTCCGTGTTGGCGAGATCGTCAGCACGCGCCGCATTCTGTTCGCGAAATGCCTGAGCGGCCTCATATGCGGCCTTAGGATCCGCAGCTATTGCCGCGCGGGCCTTGGCGTAATCTGTACGGCCATCTGCGCCAGTAGCCCCGAGCAGGGCATTCCCTTGCGCCATCTCGGCATCATACTTCGCCTGCTGGATTTTATTTTCGAGCAGGGCATTTTGATAAGCGGCCCCTTTCTGCGCCCAGCCAATGGGGTCAGGCTTATCCAGCGGGGTTGGCATGAGCGCATTTGTGCTAAAGCCGGAGAAAGCCATAGGTCAGCTCCCTGTCCCACTTTTGCCCTGCAGAAGAGCATTATACTGACCGTAAATATTCCCAATGGAAGAGAGGCCGCCCGCCAAAGCGTTTCCGGCCCCCATCGTGGTTGTCATCGCTCCGTCAGCACCTTCCATACGAACCTGACCGGCATTATTCGCCGCCGTCATGGTGTTGTTGCCCTGCTGGTTGAGGGCGTTGTAGCCCTCCTGCGCCAGTGCGTTCGTATCGTTGAACTGGTTCTGATACGTGCTGTCAGCGAGGCCAGATGCGTAGGTCGAGGCACCCTTGAGCGCTGCTCCAGAATTCGCCAGTCCTCGGGCTGCCGCGCTGTTCGTCGCAGCCTGCTCGCCCTGGTTCAGGTTCCACTGGTAGCCGGGAGTGCTCTGGAGATAGTTCTCCGTCAGGCCATCCGACAGACTGTTGACCGCGTTCGTGCCAGTCGTGGCGTAGGGATCAAGCAGGGCGTTGGCCGTGGTCGCGCTGTCCGTGATCGTAGGCGCTACGCTGTTCGCCGTATTAATGGCGATTTCTCGAGCCTTTTTCTCTGCACTGACCTGCATGGCTGTGGCTGCTGCAGTTCCTGCAGCCGAAAGCCCACCGCCGATTGCTGCGCCAATACCCATTATGGTTTCTCCAAGCGGTAGCAAGCGGTGATGCGAGAGACACCATCCGGCCACTTAATTTCGTGAGTGAGAAAGTGCTTAAACCCTAGACGAAGGGCGTTCATGCGTGCTGCTCGATGCTCTGCTTTCATAACCCCGATCAGCTCCTGAACCTCGGGATGGTCAGACCAGAACTCGGTGAGCAGGCGACGAAACGCGGCGAGGGATGCTTTGCCACGCATGGCCGGGGCAGCCCCGCAATGGACCTCCCAGACAGACGACGTGATCGGCAACAGCATCCCGACCGCATCGCCGTCCCGATAGATCACGGCATTTTCAGGAGGCTCTGCACCAAGGATTTCCGCGTCCGTCATCACGACATTGCATACCCGCTGAGAATGCAGACGAGGCCTGCGCCTGATGCGAGCAGGACATCGCCCGAATTGAGGACGAGGCTGGACAGTTCAGGCAGAAGATCTGTTCCATTGGGCTGGATCGTTCGAGACGGAACGACATCAAGCGCACTCGCGCCTGAACGCTGGATCTGGACGGTAAATGCAACCGCCTCTGTCGTCGGGTTCGACAGAACGCCTTGAGACACAACAGAGCTGCCAGCACCAGCCGAGAAGGCGGTCGCCGCAGTAGAAGTCAGGGTGATACCAGGCTGAAGGGACTTAGCAACGACGGCCATCAGGGCTTCATGATCGCAAAGACCATGCTCTCGTCTGATTGTGACCCGTCACGCTTGGGTTGCGCCGTACTGGCGATAATAGCGTAGTCCCGTGCCAATTCCAACGCTTTTAGAGCCTGAACACGGATGGACTGCGCGTCGAGAAGGACTTGCTGCGCCAGATCAAGCGCGGCCTGAGCCTCGCGCAATGCCGAACTGCCAGCGGATTGCGCTTGAGCGGACGCGATAACCGCCTGATCAGCTTCTTGCGCAATCCAGTCGAGATCATTCCCCGGCGCGTAGCCCGTCCGCTCCCAAAGGCGGCGCATGAATGCCTCGAACTGCATTGTTGCCGACCCATCAGCATTGCATATTCTGCCGTAGGGCAGCGGCAAATTGAGATCGCGCGGACCTACACTCATGACCGCACCGGATCAATGTCAATAAAGGCTCCCATAAGCGCCGTTTGCGCGGCCCCCGTCCATGTCAGGCGATAAACGCGGTCTCGTGCCATCCCGAGCCGCCAGAGCGTAGGCCACACGTTTCCGGTCGTGCCGAGGGTCATGGCTCGTGGCGTGTTGAACGTAGCTCCACGGTCATCGCTCCAATCCACGTTCACCGTGATGCCGCTCCCGTTCTGCATATCGAGCATGAATTTGCGATGAATGCCCCGCGTCCCATTCGTGAGCAGGTGAGGGAAAGCTCTTTGCCGGATGATAGCCGTTCCGGCGTCGTCGTCTGCTTCGGTCGTGACTTTGTAAATCGCGCCATTCTCCCGGTCACCAGCATAGACATTCCCGTAGGCCTGGCACCAGAAAAGCGGGCGTATCTGGTCCTCGCCTCCAGTGCTCCCTGTCGCGCATCGCTCATGCCATAGCTCGGTTGTAAGATCGTAAACCCATGATGATGTTTGACCGGGAACCGTCAGGACATAGAAAACGTGCCCGTCCTGTTGATAGAGATTGCCTACCGCACCGGACACGTCGCCCATATTCTGGATCGCAGCATCCACAGTGAAGTTCGACACTGGAACCGCGGCACTTTGCTGCCCCAGATAGACACGAGCCATGCCCGATCGATCACTTCCCAGCCAGAAAACACCACCATTCGGGGTGGCCTGTGTCGTCGGGACACGCGTCACGGAATAGGGCGCAACACAGCCGCTTTCGACTGTGACGCCCTGTATGCGCTGGAAGGGGAAATCCGCTGCCCCTGCGTCATACCAGAACTCGACCTGATTGCGGGCAAAAAGCCAGATGGTCTGACCGACTACCTCGATTGCAATAATGGTGCCCATTGAAGTAGCGGCACTGGCGACGTAGAGGCTATCGAAAGGCGTTGTCGCCTCATCGGTGAATTGAGCGGGGGAGGTGTACCAGTTCGTTGTGTCGGGGTTTACGAACAGGAAGAACGTGTCACACAGCGCAATCGTTTGGCTGCCATAGAAGGCGTCATCACTGATCTGCGTCAGCGTCCCGAACTCTCCCGAGCCGATCTTTTTCGGCATCGCGCAATACCACCCGCCACTCGCTGTCCCATCTACAATGAAAAGGGTCGTGCCGTTATCGGCCACCCTGACCGGTGCGCTGCCGGCGCTGATCGTGCCGATTGTGGTTGTCTGTCCTCCCGGGGAGAGCGACAGCACGGTATCACCCATCACGAACAGGGCGTGCCCCTGCGTACTCTGATAGGCGCCCCGACAGGGGCCGCTGGAAATGGCTACCGTCTCAAGGCCCGGGGTCGGGTAATAGGCGAACGAGACCGGCTCCCCCTGAACCTGAGGCAGCGGCTCAGGGTACAGGTTAAGCACCCGCTGCACCGACACCGAGGCCGAGCGAGCGACGTAGGAACCGCCTGAGAGGTTAATACGGGGCATCAGTGCAGCACAGTGTTTCCCACCATGTCCTCCCATTCGCCGTTAGCGTAAACGACCAAAATTCCCGTTTTGGTGGATCCTGCTGTGCGCAGAGAAGAGTAGCAATCTGAACAAAATACTTCGTTGCCAGTCACGCCAGTAGGGAGATCTGCATAGTTTATTTTGGGAAAATCTACGCCGTGCTGGAAGTACCAAGGCGCGCTGGGATTTACGCGCATGGATAGCTCGCCAGTGACATTGTCGTACAGTATAAAACTATTATCTGCGTCCTTTCCGAACTGCCACTTACTTTGAGATTTGTCATCGAATTGAAAAAGAGCCTGAGTGCCGCCACCTGCCGAGTCTATATTCACGAACGCGGATGAACTGTCTTTAGCGCCGAAATATGCCTGATTGCTGTCATTGCTTAAGATATTTAAGTGAGTGGTCGTCTGTGCGTTATAATCGCTACCCAACCAAAGGTTGCCTGATCCCGTGACATTGAAATTGTTACCCGCAATCTGGTTCGTATGGTTTCCGGAGAGTTTTAAACCCGTCAAACCTGTCGACTGATCCACGAATGCTGCGCCGTCGCTCGCGATAGCATCTGTCACGACAACGCCGTTTCTGAAATTTCGCCCAGAATTAGTGATCTGAACTGCAGAACCGCACATCCACTGCGATGCCCATGTCCCAGCACCGCATGACGCCAGAATGTCCGGATACCCCCCACCGTCAGAAACGTTCGTTGGGGCGTCTGTGCCTGAGAGGTTTTTGATATTGACCTCTATGCCGATAGCGCGGCCAAGCTGACTTTCATTGATGCCCTGAAAAAATCCGCCCGTTCCTACACCTGTTCCACTGCCGATTTCCCGGCCCTGACCCTGCACGCCGACATTGTCAGTGCTCTGGCTGTCTGACTTGTAGGTTTGCGATCCGACAGCCCCGCCATAGACGCCGGTTGTCTGCATCATGTCGCTTGGCAATCCGGTCGCGATGCCTGCAACCGCTGCGTTGCACTCATTATCATTGTAGGTGCTGTTGCAGTCGGTCGTTAGCAGGCTCTCGGTCCGCGAAACACGCAAACTTGGCCCCATGGTTGTGATTGGAGAGGTTGCCGATCCCAGAGCAATTTCCGCATTCAGGGCCGGAACCATTTTATAGACAGACTGCACCTGGCCGCCATTCAGTGCGGACAAAAGCCCTTTCATGGTGGGTGTCGTCATCACGCCATTGCTTGTGTCGACCTTCTGGCTCATCGCCCAGTTCAGCCCGGTCGGCCCGGAAAGCATCACGCGGCGATCCATCTGGGGGATGCTTTGTGCATAACAGACGGCGGGGGCCAGTATCACAACAGCGAAAATAAGGCGCTTCATAGCTTCTGGATCTCCAGACCGGGCCAGTAGAACGGGTTGCTGATAGGGGTTAGGATTGCTGGCATACCCAGCGTTGGAATTTGCGTATTGGATGCCCTGATGGTGTTCAGGGCAGACTTTGCGAGCGCTGTCACGGTCGGAGAGGCCTCCTGTCCATAGGATGGCGCCAGACGTGCCGCGAGTACCCACATGATCGCATCCCAGTATTCCGGAGGCAGGTTGACCGGGCTGGATGCCGTTAAGTTCGATGGGAGAGGCTGCTTGAATAGCAGGTGAAGTTCCCACATGCCGCCTTGCGGGATCGGCCATGGGTAGAATTTGGCCTGAGGGAATATGGGGTTGTAGAAGGCATAGTTCGGCCATGACCGAAGCGCCTTCAGCCCCAGTCCCGCGTAATCTTCATACGACTGGATGATTTCAAGCGGGTAATCAATCGGCTGCACACCAGCATCGAGGCCGTTAGTCGGGACCAAGAAATCTGACGATGCAAAATCGGACGGCGCGAAGTCACCCTGTTGGGACAAAGGCGCACCGTTCAGGAGCCGCGCATAGGCCGCTTCGATCTTTTCCGGGCGCACGGGTATGTCGAGGTCGCCGCCCGGCCCGACATAATAGACACTCGCACCAGTCGACGCGAAGGCCATATCAACAAGGTTCGGGACAAGCCAGCGCCGTCGCTGCCACTGGGCCAGCATCATATTCAGATGCATGACGCCTGAAGCCAGGCCCTGCGGATCTGCATTCTGGCCGCCGACACCAACGCCAAGTTGCTCAAGCGCCAGGCCGACAAGGTCGGAGACGAGATAGCCCGACGTTGTGTTCGGAGTGCCTCCGTTACCGGTTTCGGACATTTGGAGTGCGCCCCTTCCGTCTCATGATGGGCTGAGAGCGGGAAGACTTATCTTCTGGCTCAGACCGCCCCGCAAAACGGGCGCGAACCCGCGCCTCCTGTTCCTCGTTTTGGACAGTCACTGTCGTGAAGCCGTCCGGGGCAAAGAGGGTGCGCGGGTAGTGCTTCATGCCTGCACCAGCTCCGGTACGATGACGCACCAGTCAGGACGCAGCATGCCGATGCCATAGAGCACGTCGAGGCGGGTAGAGCGCGTGTCGTCGGTGCCGTTGTAGTACGTGACAGTTCGCAGGCTTACGCCGTCGAGAGAGGCACGAGCACACAGCGGACCAAGCTCGGACACGTTTTCCAGATCCACCGTTGCCAGTGTCAGGGCTCGCTTGCTGTAGAGCATGTTGCGGCGAATGATGGAGCCAGCCGGAGCAACCAGTTTCACGACAGCGTCTGCGGCCGGGGCGGCATCAACCGTCTGATACGGAACGGGACCATTCGCACCAGGCGGGATGATCGCAGGAGAAAGCGGGATGGACGTCGCGCCAGTCGCACAATCAGCCAGCACAACGAACTGCTGCGGAATGTGCAGGCTGTTCTTGTTCACCCGGTTGATGCGGTTCACACCAGCAATGGTGATGATATCGCCAGCCTTCAGGGTACCATTAATGGCGGAGACCGTCAGAACAGACGAGTGAGGTGAGGCACTGGCGGAAATCGTCGTCACCGGCGCACCATTTGGGGTGTAGTTCCCGTATGAACCCGTTGCCGTGGCCTTGCTGTCATAAGAGCCAGTCTGGCTGATCATGACAGTTTGATCCTGCATCCACTCACGAACACCAAGGATCTTGGAACCCATCTGGCCGTCGGTCGTCTGGCGAGAGACCGTATTACCCGGATTGAACATGCCCATCATGCCCGAAACCGTGTTGGCATCGGTCATCGGATCAAGGACAGCAAAGCGGTCATCAAGAGGAGCATTGCAGGCTGTCAGGACAGCCTTAGCCTGGAGCCACGTCTGAGAAGACGGCGCAATCAAATTTCCATTATCATCAGTGTTGATGACCATGTTCGATGCCTGAAGCGCGAGTGTCATGGCATCGGATGCGACTTGTCCAACGAGAGCATTCACCGCAGGCGCAATGTAGCGCTCCGAGAAATCATCGATATTCAGTGTCCGCTCCTGAGTGGAGAAGGACATTGGGACGTTCTTGCGAAAGTTGATCGTCAGCGGAATGGACCGCTCGGCGGTCGCCTCCGGGTTCACAATCGGGCCGTCCTGAACGACATAATCGTTTGGCAGGCGCACGTTGATCGTGTCGCCAATCTTGGCACCACGCTGCGCAAATTGTCCCTGATACTCGCGGGAAATGTTCTTGATCAGGTCGTTGGAGTTACGGCGGATCATCAGCGCTTCACGCGTGATGATGGAGTTATTGATAAGGTTGTTTGCCACTGCCTTGGCTTTCGGGGTGTGACGTCGTGCGTCTCGTGACCCGTTCTCGGCTTAGCCAGAACGTGCGCCGGTTTACGACCGGAAACACCCGCATTTCGTGCCATGGTAGGCAGGGTGACTTTGCAACCGTCACCCACGGTGAGCCCGCATTTAACGTCCTGGTAGACGGGCGGGATCAGTTCCCGCCAGACACCCGCTTAGAGGCCGTCGCCTTACTTCTTCGACCGCAGCTTGAGGTAATCCTCCATGCTGCAATCATCGTCGTAGATCGTGCGACTGGAAACCGCGCGACCAGAACCAGACGTTGCGGCAACAGGAGGCGGAGCCTTGGAAACTGCCGGGGCAGGGCGTGATGTTGGCTGTGTAGCCTGCGTCTGTCCTGCCGGTGCTTTCACCTTGTCCGCGAACTTCTGTAGCATGGCGAATTGTTTGCGCTCGGGAGCATCAAGCAATTCGCTTGCCGCGTCTGGATCGTTGGCGAGAGCATAATACACCGCGCCACTGTTCGGCAACTCCGATATGTCGAGAATGATCTGCTGGTGTGACCTGTTAGCGAAGTCGAGGCCTGCGCGCTCTGAAAGAAGCTGCGTAGCGCGCGCGACAGCCTCAGCGCCATGGGCTTCTGTGAGAGACTGAGCTACCTTGATTGTCGCGTTCCCAAACTCCTGAGCTTCGGCCTGCTGTGCCTGTTGCTGGCTGGCGTTCTCGCGTTCCTGCTGGCGGATCTGCTCGGGGGTCTGTTCGGGCTGCTGTTCTTCCTCACCACGAGACGTGGCAAGGGCGCGGCGGTATTCCTCAAGCTGGCGTTCGGCCGCTACTGCGCGCTCTTCTGCGCTTTTCCACTTGCCCGTCAGTGTGCCGATGCGTCGTTCAGCCCAAGCTGGTTGCGGTTTAGCTTCTGGTTTGTTCGGTTGTTCCGCCTCCTGACGGGCAGGCGTTTCCGTCTCGGGCTGCTCGGTCTGTGTTTCACTGCCGAACTCAACACCAGCAAAGCGATCAGCAGGAGCGTCGTTCGTCTCGACAACGGGGGCTTCTAGGGTATCACTCATACGTCAACGGCTCCTGTCACTGGATTGGGCGCGTGGATTTCTCCACCGGGGGGATTGGTCGATGGGAGGCGCTCGAGAGGCTGCGGGTTCACCTCTGGCACCGGCGCGTTCGGGGTTCCCTGCTCAGCAAGGATCGTGCGGATCAGGTTCTCCAGAACCGGCTTGAGACTTTCGGGAGAGATCGAGCCAATCGCTGCCATCTCATCCGTCTGCTGTTCACGCTTCTTCGTGTCGGCGTCCATCAGATCAATGACCTGATCGTGGCGCTGTTTATTGGCCCGCAGATCGAAATCCTGCTGCTTGTCCTTGAGCTGCTGCGTAACCTGCTGAAGCTGTGCCTGTAGCTGCTGGATCGTCTGCTGAGCCTGCCCAAGGCGTGGATCATCGGACGCAGGCTTGAGCCGGTCCGCAATCTCGTCGGCCAGCGGGAAATCGGCTGCCTTGAAGAACAGATCACCGATCTGCGACATGATGGCCGGGTTCGCTTGCAAGACCTGCATCAGACTGTTGAACGTATCCTGACGACGCGTGGCGAAGGCGGGACCAACATCTGCCTCGACATCATAGCGCCCGATCGTCGGATTGACTGCGAGGATCGCACCTTCCTGCGCAAGCTGTTGCTCGAATGTCAGGCTCTGCTGCGGCTGCTGAGGCTGCCCATTTGGACCAGGCGGCAAGACAACCTGCGCGGCCTGTGGTGATTGCGGATCAACAATCGCACTCGACTGCGTACCGTCCATACCCAGAACCTGCACTGCGCGGGCTGTGTCGTACACAAGCGGGATGGCATCGATCAGGATGCGACCGAGAAGGCGAAGAGCCATGGCCTGATTGTCGGTATAGTGGTAGTTCGCCGTATCGGACTGGCGCTGCCGTTCATTGATGGCGCGGCCAGACTTCTCGTTACCCGGAGCGCCCATCTCCGCCTGATACTGGCCCGTGACCATCTGCATCTGGAGGTCAGCGTTCTGCATGGCCTGCATGTGGCCCGTGCTGCCGGTCGGGGGATCGAGGCGCTGTGGTGCCTGCAATGCCTCTGATGTGTCCGGATCAATGGATCGGTACGGCAACCACGCCTGATTGGACGTATTCGCGTTGGCCCACTGGTTTTCGTATCCCTCAATGGACCGTTCATCGACCAGCCAGGGCGATTTTGTCTGTGTGGCAATGCTCTCCACGAACGCGGACGCGCTATAATTGAACATGCGCTGCGGGTCGATCAGCGACCGCACAAGTCCGCACCGGTCCAGACGACCATCGATCACGCTCTCAATACCAACAAATGGCACGAGTGGAATGTGCCTGAAGACCGTCAGGCCAGACGAGATGACGTCGTTGCCAGCAATCAGGAAGAACTCAACATGAGGCCGGGTAATGGGCCGAGACTGAAGCTGCATTTCACGACACATGGCCACCATTTCGTCAGGCATCTCGCTCTGACGCATGGTCTGCATGGCACCAGTCTGAGCGTTCGGAACGGCCCAGAGCGTGTCCTTGTCCTCGTTGCGACGGTAATACCGGAATACGCGCACGGTATCGCGCTCTGAAATGTCTGTGCGTTCATCGCCATCTGCCGCGATAGACAGTGGCGCGCCCTTGATGTCCTCATGTCCGGGATAAAGCCGCTCGAACTCAGCGCGCGGCATTTCTTCCACAATCATCGCCCACTGCATGTCCGAGTGATCGGGCTCTTGCGTGTTCGGATCGGAGTAAACAGATCGCGGGTCTGGCACGGACTTGATGAAGAAGTCCTGATCGAAACTGTCCTGACCGCGCACGTAGTCTGTGACGACGTGGACCCAACCCATGCCCTGCCGAACCTGCCCTTGTATGGCGCAGTTATAGGCGTTCTGCTGAGCGTTCGACTGATACTCGATATGGCGGATAATACCTTCGATGACGTCTGCTGCTTTTTCGTTTGAGCCGAAGCCAGTCGCGTTGACCTTCATGCCCATCTGGGACTGGCGCGCATCGTTCTCGATCTGGAAGACGTGCTGCTGAACCTTGTTGATCGTCAGGCAGGGGCGGGGAGAGCCACCAAACGTGCCGGAACGCGCCTGATAGACGGCGCTGTCCCACTGGTCATGGTTGTACGCATCGGCATGGAAGAAGCGGAGATCATCAAGCGCGCGCCTGCGCCAGTCAGCCTCGAAAGACTGAGCGGCTTCGTACCGTTCCTTGACTTCGGAAATGACTGAATCTGTGCCGGGAACAGTGTCGCTCATGAGGTAATCAGTTACCACATTGGAATCTGTCAGTACAACAGAAAAGACAGGCCGAACCGATTAAGCGCCCATCCAGCCAGCGCCGCTTCCCGCGAAGGTCTGGCGTTGGATTGGCTTGCGTTTTGGCTTGTCGTCCTCCCGATCCCGCAGACCAACGGCCAGGTATCGGAACGCGTCCGCATAATCGGAAGCCCAGTCGTGCAGCGGCTTGTCTCGAAAGACCTTGTTCGCGTCGTCCCATGATTTGCGGTACTGCTCGAGCGCATCAATGCCGCGCTGGCAGTTCTTTCGATCGATCCGGCATCGGGGCAGAAGGTTACGAACGGCGCTGATCCCGTCATCCACCGGCGTGCGTGGTAGGACGCGGATCGGGTTCATACCAAGCGAGCGCATGGTATCGATACGGCGCTGGCCAGTGCCAAGCTCGCCATTGTTCGCGTCGTGCGGGACGATGTGCTGACGATACGTGTAGGGCCGCTTCCCAAGCTCTCTCACGTACCAGTCGATGCCCTGACCAGACCCCGCAATGCAATCGATCACGCGAACGTCTGGCCCGATCTGCTGCGCGCACCAAATGACCGTGCTGTCACCAATACCAAGATCCCAAGCCGTGATGACGGGCAGGGAAGGATTGTGCGGCACATCACCAAGGCGTCCATCCTCATCAAGGCGCTTCATGATCTTGCCGTAGTAGCTGCCTTGAATGGCCGCATCGAAGGAGCAGTCATACTCCTGCTCATACTTCGCACCGCCGTCGTCCTCGCCATACTGAGCCACGAGCTGCCTCTTTTCTGCTGCCAACTGTTCAGGTGTGAAGCGGCCCGTCTTCTCGACACTCGAGACCTCGCAGAACCAGCCCGGTTCATCGCGCATGGCATCGAAGAATGTCTTGGCGTGATTGCGTCCGCGTGGCGTGGTGATGAACATCGCCCATCCGCCATTTTCCAGCAGGATCGGCGAGAGGAACGCCCAGGCTGACGGGTTCGCCAGCGCCCATTCGGAGAACACCACACCAACCGGCGTTGAACCGACGAGGCTGTTGAAGTTGTCTGAGCCGACAACCTGCCATGTCGATCCGTTGATGAACCGGATGAACATTTCCTGCTCTTTGGTCGTGGCGCGGATCTCAGCCGGGAAAGCCTCATCGATGCGTCGACGTCCGGTGTGCGGGTTCACTGCATCCCAGATCGCCTTTCGCGCCTGGCTCGCCTCGGGAAGCATGTGCCAGTAGTTGCCGACTTTCTTCATGGCACTGATCGCCGCCCAGTTCAGGGCAACGTCGTCTTTGCCCCATCGCCGGTGCGCAACTTCGTAGGCGCGCTTGCCGCCTGATCTAAGGTATTTCCAAAGCTCGCGCTGATAATCGCGCGGCTTCCATCCGTGAGCAGGGAGCGTGACTTCAATCATCCAGATCGTCGCAGATATTCACCACAACCTGTTTTTGCTCATTGTCGCGCTCGTACAGGCCAAGATGCTTGCAGAGTTTTTCGAGTGCCGCGTTCTTATCCCACGCCTTGATCTTAGTGACAGTGTAGCGCTCACCATCTTCTCCCGGCTCTTTACGTTGATCGACTTCAATAGAGGCGACAGCAGCAGACGTGTCATCGTCCCATTCATGCGGCTGGAGCAACCGACCGCCATCATTAAAGAGCTTTCGCACGTCGCTGAGGCCAAGCCGGGCAATCTCCTGAATGACGCGATCCTGCGTGATTTGAGTGCGAGTTGAGCGGGCCTTTTGCGCCTCTGAAATGGCAGACTGGATTTCAGTTTTTTTCAGTAGATTGAAGGCAGTCTGACCTGCTGCTTTTTCGCTGTATCCAGCCCTGATAGCGGCCTGTGTCGCATTCAGATCGACAAGGTATTCCTCAACGAACCGTGCCTGCTTTTCATTGAGTTTTATCATAGGCCCAACCTATCATCAGGCCCCTATCAGTACAAGAAATAACGGTAACCGGATACCGCAACTCCGAATAAAATCGGTGCTACCAAATTTTCATGACTACGAAGCAAACAAAATCAGGCTGGGCCTACGACTGCTGCAAATGCGGAAAGGGCGCGCCGTTTGGAGTTGAGCGCCCGAACGGGGATCTGCACTACTGCTACGATTGTTGGCCGCAGCGTAAGGATGGAGAGAAGAAGTGACTAAAAAAGAAGCAGTTCAGAAAATTATAGAACGAACAACATCAAGAATTAAAAAGCCAAATCCCAAAGACTATAAGTATGTTAGTACAATTCGTTGCGGCAACGAAAAAATGCGACACGACGTACTAATTTATAGTTTTTTATGGACCGAAACCAAAATCATTAGAAAATTATTAGAACTAAATTACGTCCACAATAACATTTCCAATATTGACGGCGCTCCGTCACTGGATGAAGTAATTAATCAAAATTTATTCGATATAGAAAAATTCGAATGTGGAGGCACTCAATGCCTCGAAAGATATTCAGATAAATCTGACTGATTTCCCCGCCTCAATGCGCAACCTCCGCACTTCTGCCCAAGGGTTCAGGTACCAGGGGAGGGTCATGGCGTTGTTTCCTGCAAAACCCAGTCATCCCAATGCGGATCACCAGAGGCATAGCTTGGACCTCTGGCTGTCATGCCGCGATCGGCAGCTATCTTGTCGAAATCAATCCAACAAAGGCATTCCTCGGGATCGAGCGGGTTATCTCTAGGTTCATCCATAGGCAGCTCCGGCACTGAACATCCAAGGTTGTCCGCCAACTGCTGGCAGCAATCGGCATAGAGCTTTTCACCTGATTTCCGGATTATTACGCAGTCGTGGCACATTGCCTCACATCCCACCCATCCCGAGATCGCCCTCGGTGTTTATTGTTCCACCAATACCGAACAAAGCCGCAGAGCCATCGACATTGCCGCCAGACATTTCAGCCTCATCGTCATGCGTCTCGCGCGGCGCTATGGCCTCACCGCTAATCCTGCCCCCCTTAGCGTTGATCCTATCGAGGACAGCGCGACCGCCTGACCCGATATCTGCTCCGAGGCGGTATTGACTGCGAGCGCATGCCGCGTTCCAGTTCCGAGGCTTGGCCAGTGACGCGGCGTGCTCGCCGATGCAGGAGGGCCAGATGTCGGGATCAGTCACGCCCGCCCCTCCGTCTCGCCTGACGTGGCCCTGAGTTCCCTGATCACTGCCGCCGCAAGCGCACCAGCGCGGGCCAGTTCCTTCGCATCCGGCCGCTTGCGCTCTGGCTCTTGAGGCGTTTCCGCCATTGCGAGGATCTCCCGTAGCCCAACCACTTCAGCCCGGATTGCCTCAGCAAACGGGAGCAGGTGGGTGTAGAGTTCGCCCGGTGCTGGCCAGCGAGATCCGACCGGGTAGCCGTTGCGTGGCGGCTGGCGGGTCCACGCGACGCGGGTTGTTGGGGTCCAGGCGCCAGCGGGAATGTCGGAACAGACCTCAAAAATCGCTCGGGTTCGTGTTGCGGCTTCATCGGGATCGGCAGGGCCGTTGGTCACTAGTTGCGCCAAGCCCTTGAGCCACGATGCGACCACAACGGGGTTCGGCGGGAGGCAGGCGCGCTCGGCATCGGAGAGCTGTTTGCGGACGGCACGGATGCGATCCGGCGTAAGGTCGGAGCGCCAGAGGTAGCCTTCGCGCTTGGCCTCAATCAGGGCTTTGAGATCCCCGGAAGCTGGCGAGAAAGTGGGGGCGATGACGACGGCTGTGGGGCGATGGGTTGCGATGCTCATGGCTCAAACTCCCTCGATATCGGGCACTCCGGCCCATGCAGCATTGACGGCAATTCGGCGCTCGGAAGGCGCAGTCCGCTGCGGGTTTGGCTGCATACCGTCCTCACGCCGAACCCAGTTCCGCCACGTCGCGCTCCAGTCGACTTTGCGGCCCTTGGGGTCGGGAACACCAACCCAATAATCCCGGAAAACGGCCGCTGTTCGCTCAGGATCGACGCCGTTTGATCGAGCAAATTCTGCCATCTCAGGCGATGGCTGCCAGTCGGCAGGGAGGCGGCAAGCCCGTTTTGGTTTTTCCGATTTCGGATTTTGCGCGCGTTCACTCGAACGAAGTGAGAGTGTTCTTTCTGTATCTGCTTCTGCTTCTG